TTCTCCATGTTCTTGAGAGTTGAGTCAGCGAAAGCCATGCGTATAAGGTCTTGTTCGGATAGGTCAGCCTCTATTGCGAACGAAATCAAAAAAGCGGTTGCGAAAGGAAACTTGTCGCTATATGTCGAAACGCCGAAGTGCACATTCGGATTAAACGACTCGACTGACATATTATCTTCTAAGAGTCGCATATGGTTGCCAAGAGATACATACTCTTGTCGATTCATATCGCAATCGACGAACAAGCATTCTTCTGGATTGATCCCGTCGGCGAGACATAAAATATTTTTGTCATATGAACCGACTATTTTCGAACCGTTAAAACGCTCTAGTAATTTTGCGGACATAAAACCATCCATGTCAGGAGATATAATCAAATTCTTAGAATACTCCAAGGTTTCAAGTATGGCTGTTTTCATTTTATTAAAATACCCCTTATAATAATCTAGTTATGACAATCCAGGACTGGGCTTCGTTAATCGTAGCAATACTTACAATTGTATCATCACTTGGACTTGCAATCAAGTGGCTCGTAAAACATTATCTCAGCGAACTTAAGCCGAATTCTGGATCATCGCTAAAAGACCAGGTTAATAGACTTGAATATGCACTAGATGAACAAAGGATTGATTCACAAAGATCCAGAGATCGCCAAGAAAAGAAACTTGACGAAATGTATCAGATTTTGATTAAGCATATTGCTAAAAACGATAAGTAGTAATTTACTATATACTATATATAAAGATAGTTTTTAAAACTATAAAGATATTCTTTTCTCTTATATATATTAAGTATACACTATCCCAATCTTGGCAAATAGTTCTAAAAGTAACAAATCGGACATTGGCTATTATAACAATTTGATAACTTTAAATATCATGTCCGTTTTGTCCTTTATGGTATAATTTATTATTGGCTAATACCTTGGTTTGTCCTATACCCACCAACCTTGGTATTAGTCAATTTTTATGGTATAATCACAGTATGCCTATTCACTCTTCACTCACATTTGGTGCTGATCCAGTCAGTATGCAATGGAGCGTTGTTAGAGGAGATACCGCAACTCTTAGGGTTGAGTTCTTAGAAGATAATGAAGTAGATTTTTATGATACTTCTGGTTGGATTTTTAGAGCAACCGCTTATGATCAATCTGGAAATGTTTTAGATGCCCTTGAATGTGAGCCTGGTGAGGGATTTGTAGATATTACAGCATACCCATCGGTTACAAAAAATTGGGGATCTAAATACTCTTCAATCGTGGCTCAACTACCATTTGATGTCCAGGTAACAATTCCAGAATTAATAGAAGACACAGTTTGGACTCCTGTAATTGGAACCATACATGTATTAGGCGACATCACACCAGGGGGTACATTATAATGGCAGTTATTAAGATTGTTCCAATGCCAGGCGCAGTTGGAGACAAGGGAGACGAAGGAGCCGTAGGCCCTCAAGGTCCACAGGGAGCAACAGGAGAGCAAGGCCCATCAGGTGCTGATGCACTATGGAGTTATAACGGACCTTGGCAAAGCAATGCATCATATGCCGAAGGCGATGTAGTAACCTATCAGGGACAACTATATTATGTAAAATCAGTTACAACTGCTGGAACACTACCAACAGACACATCTAAGTTTGATTTGCTTGCAGCAAAGGGTGCAGATGGAGAACCAGGATTAAATGGTCTTGAAGGAGAGCAGGGTCCACAAGGCGAACCAGGTGCAGATGGAACTAACGGAGCAGATGCCCTTTGGAATTATACTGGAGAATACAATGGTGGTGCATCATATGCCGTTGGAGATCTTGCAACTTATGACGGACAACTTTGGTACCGTGCTAATGCAAACGGTGGAAACGTTGGAGACACACCTTCACAAGGATATATTTGGAACTTACTTGCAGCAAAGGGTACAGATGGAACAAATGGTTCTGGTGGACTTGTATATTTAGGAAACTACATTTTAGGTAATGGATATGTTACAGACCTTGCAGTTGTAAGAGGAAGCGATAATAACTTATACATTGCAAAAGCAAATGGTGGTTTAGCAGATCCAGTTGGTAACACTGCAGAGTGGGACATCTTCTCTACCAATACTGGTGGTGGAACTGCAGATCTTGGAGACTTTGAATTTACCGCAGGAACTGCAACAGTAAACGACAATCAAGCACTTATTTTGCAGTCAAAGACTCCAACTGCAGTTAAGTCACAATTATTTCTTAATCCATACGGAGTTGCAAAACTAGAAGCATTTGATAATCCAAATGTAACAACTTTTTCTGCAGCAAACCCTGACTGGGATTCTGCTACATGGTCAGTAGAGCCTGGTGTTGGAAGTGTTATTCAATTTGTTAATGCACCAAACATTCTTAACTGGATTGGCTCATTAACAACTAGCGTATACGATGCTTCGCTGGTTATCAATGGTGTTGCAGCAGGCACAGTAAACGGTTTCTCTTATAGTGGTACAGATGCTACTCTTTTTATTAACAATACCGTTCCTACAGAAGATCCAACAGTAAATGAAATTGGCTTTGTGTTTGTAACATCATCATTTATTAGTATTGACTATGACGATGAATCGTTTGACATTGAAGCAAAAAATATGGATATTAATATTGAATCAGATGATGATATCTACATCACTGCTGGCGGAGATGATTTATTCCTTCGTGCAGGCGATGACATTCGCATCACATCTAATTACAATGATCCAAGTGGTGAAACAAGTGAATGGAGAATGGATTCAGAAGGCGAATTCCATTTACCTGGACAGGGCCTTATCTGGAATCCAAGCAACTCCTCTGGCGATGGATACAGTGGCGATACAATACACCTTGTTCCAAATGATTCTGATAATGAAACAGAACAAAGAATTATTATTGACCCAACTGGGCCTAACCACATTCACCTTCGTGCAGGTGGAGTACAAGACTATTCAACTGCAGACCTAATCCTTGGTGGAGAACGTGCAGGAGTTAGAGTTTCTGACACAGACGGAACTACTGTTGTTCAGTCAAAACAAGAAGATTACAGTTGGTCATACCAGAATGTTGGCGAGGGTGGGCAGATATATGTAATAGCATCTGCAATGGCTGAGCCAGACATTAATGACTTTACAATTATTGGTGGTCAGAAGTATGTAATTACTAGCGTAATTAGAGATGAACCAAATGGAATTACGTCTTACGAAACTACCCCAAGTATTGGATTCATACCATTTGAAAACTATACTTTTATAAGAGATAGAGGAAACCATGCCTGGAACTTTAACAGACAGGGTTATTTAAGTGGCCCTACAGAAACAGGTCATCTACGTGTCACAGGTATTATAAATGATGACGGTAATTTAGAAGTTCAGGCAGACCAAAATCTTATTATTAGTGGTGGAGAAAGTAATGGAGAGTACTTGCATGACTCATCCGATCCAGCAAACCAGATTGCAACTATTGGAGATTTAACAATAGCAGTAGGTGTTGGGGGTAACGGAGAAGTTACAAGATGGTCTCCAAACTTTACAGCAACTGGTTTAACATTTACTGGAACAGGTGCTACACATCCAACATACAATTCACACTATGTTAAGAATGGTCGTATGGTAAGTTTCTGGATTGAAATCAATCTTGCTACCGTGACAAATTTCGGTACAGGACAATACATCACAGCACTACCATATGCTCCACTTACTGGAACAATGAATCACTTCCAAGCATGGGCAAATGTTGATCCAACAGTTAACCCAGATATTGCAGGACACGTTGTTTTGCAGGCAGATCATTTAGCAAATACAACTGCACTTGATTTGCACTATCTAAAGCAGGCTGGTGGAGCAAACTCTCCTCTTATGGAGGCAATGTTTACACAAGGTGCCCCAGCAACTTTGACTACATCAAGCAAGATTTATATCAACGGTACATACATAACTGCTGAATAACTAAATATCGTGAGATAATTCAGGTATGGCTGTTTCTAAATCTATGGATTTTCCTGGTGCAAAAAAATCTTCTTATGCTGCACAAGTAGAACAGAGTCAGTCATCTATTGGTGCTGAAAACACACTTTCTTTTCTTCCAGTCCCTGGACCAGTAGGACCACAGGGGCCTGCAGGTAGAGACGGTAAAGACGGAAAGCAAGGACCTGAAGGACCAGAAGGAAAGCCAGGTCCAAAAGGTCAGCAGGGTCCATCAGGAAAAGACGGACTAAGTTCGCTATCGTCTTCAGGACAGCAAGCAGGATGGGCTTCTTATACAAACACAATTACCAAACCAACAAAACTTGGAATATCTCAAGGAGATGATGGCTGGGTAACGCTTTTGTTAGACACAAAAGAAAAATCCCAAAACGAAACATACTTACCTAAAGGATGTACCAGCCTTTGGAATAGTCATCAAAGAGCCCTAAACTTCCACGGCATAAAAGAAGGCTCTCAAGTGTTCGTAACATACAACTTTGAACTAACTACCTATACAGCCAATACTGAGGTTTGGCTAAGAACATACTTTGCAAGCAAGGATCAGGAGTTTGTACAATTTGTAGGATCTCTAAAGTATCAAAACGTCTATAATCTTTCAGTTACCCAGAACATATTTATTGAGGATCATGCTATGTGGGGTAACGGAGCAATACCTCAATTAAGAACAGACTTTGATGCATCAGTAATTCTCAATTCTGTGTACGTCAGCGTGGTATAATAAAACCATGGCATTTCCATCAATTTATGACTTTAACTACTATAAGGGTGATACCTTTGAGTTTCGAATCTACCCTAAAAAGAACGATGGAACGGTTTTTGATTTAAGTTCTTTTTATGTTCCAACAAATTTTGCTAATACACCAGACGATGTGACAGACACAACCGCACCATATGATAGTGCACAGTTTACTATTGCAACAGTTCGTGGTTCTGCAGGAGTGCCAATAAAATGTTTTGCTAGAGTTTCAGATGATAATACATTTGTTCAATGTGCAATAAGACCAGCAGAAGGAAACCAGTTAGTTGCTGGAACAGAGTATGTTTATGACGTTGAGGTAAGAAAACCAGCAGGTTTGCCAGGTAGCGGTCAATATGAAATAGTTCAAACACTTTTAACAGGTAAGATAACAATTACAGATCAGGTTACAGGCGCTACGTCTGCAACACAGCCAGGAGCATAATGGCAGACATATTGTTATCTAATGACGACTTAACTGTTTTTGGTGGTCCAGAAAGTATAAGTCTTGATTTAGACATAGGACCACAGGGAGACCGTGGAAGTATTATTATTGGAACTGTTGGAGATCCAAGGGATTCAAATGTAGCATCAACAATTGTTCAGGATACTCAAGCATTAGATATTGCAATAGACTATAGTCCATATTCAAACACATACAAAACAGTTTTTCAAAAAGTATCAACTGGTTCTGGACTCCAGTGGACACCTCTTGTTAGTCTAAAAACAGACTTTTATTCTTCTATCAAGAGTGTTACTGCTTCTAATGGAAAACTTGTAATCCCACCAATAAATGTAACAGACATTTATGACTTACAGGAGGGTAATGAAGTTTTAGCATCAAATTTTAATGTTCAGTACTCAGTATCTTCACCAGACTCTGCTGGACCACTTGCAACAAGTCTTGTAGTTAAAGACTTAGTAACTAGTCAAGGATTTTTAGCCCTACCACTTGAAATAAAGGGTGTAGAATATATTGATGGAGTATGGGGCCCTATGACGGGTCCTAAAAATGTCCACCTATTTATTACGGTGGTATAATGAAAAAGGGTGATTTATAGTGGCAGAAGAGAATATTGATAATACCGTTAGTGGTAACGGGCTCTTCAACACCAAAATCCCAGGTCTTTCAGATGCAGCAGATATTCAGGCAGCGTTAAGACTTTATCACTATGGGTCATATACTTATGATGGTGCAAACACAAATCCTACACTTCTTCCAAACCCCTCAATTGCAAAGCATCTTCAAAACCTTGTAGATGCAGATGCAGCAGAGGTAGTAAATAGAAATGCTGCTATTGCTACACATAATGCAGATACCACAGATGTTCATGGAATAGCAAACACAGCCCTACTTACAACAAAGTCTTATGTTGACTCATCAGATTTAAACCTTCAAACACAAATTAATAATCTTGCAGCATCTAGCGGAGTTCAAACAACAATTGAAACAAAAATAGATAGTTTCCAACTAACACTTGCAGACGCTGGCAAAACTATTTTGCTTGCATCTCAAATATCAGGATCTCCAATTCCTGGTGAAACACTTGCGCCAATTACCATGACTCTTACTGTTCCAAGCAATGCATCTTTGGCAATACCAGTAGGTTACCAGTATAACTTTATTCAGTTTAATTATGGAAGAACAATTTTTACCCCAGCATCTGGCGTAACAATTAATAGCAAAAATGGTCAAATGTGGATTGATGAACAATACGGAAAAGCGACATTGGTAAAAGTTGCTACAGATAGTTGGGTTATTTATGGAGATATTTATGAAAACTCTTCAACTACACCAACACCAACACCAACACCAACACCAACACCAACACCAACACCTACTCCTACTCCTACTCCTACTCCTACTCCTACTCCTACTCCTACTCCACCACCTCCATTCTTCCCGCCAGATTTCCCATTCTTCCCTCCATTCTTCCCACCAGCATTTGTTCCATTCTTCCCATCATTTAATCCAACTCCTCCTCCAACAGCAACCCCAACCCCAACTCCAACACCTACGCCAACTCCAACTCCTACTCCAGGATTAACAACATACTATTTCTGTTGCATTGATGGAACAGGTCTAACAACTACTGCAGCAAATTCTTCAGATGCAGCAGCACAAGCAACACAGGCTTGTTCTGGACTCTATGGTGGAGGACCAGTAGATGGAGTTTATACAACACCTCAGTCTTGTAACCCAACTGCAACTCCTACACCAACCCCAACTGCAACTCCTACACCAACTCCTACTCCTACACCAACTCCTACTCCAGGAGCAACAACATACTATTTCTGTTGCAATGATGGAACAGGAGGAACTGTTTTTGATACAGCAGGAGGTGCTGGTGCATCAGCAACAGCGTTCTGTGGAGATTTTGGAGGCGGTCCAGCAGGAGGAGTTTACACAACACCGCAATCTTGTAACCCTCCCGCAACACCTACTCCTACACCTACAGCAACACCAACCCCTACGCCAACCGCAACACCTACTCCAACACCTACTCCTACGCCAACCGCAACACCTACACCACCACCACTTGACTGCAGTAATGCAAATCAACTAAATCAATCACAGTGTGCAGCATGTGGATATACATGGCAGGGTGGACAATGTTTAGATAGCCCAGCGCCATTCTTCCCACCAGCATTTGCAACACCTTTCTTCCCTCCATTCTTCCCACCAGCATTTTCTCCTGAACCTTTCTTCCCTCCATTCTTCCCACCAGCATTTTCTCCTGAACCTTTCTTCCCTCCATTCTTCCCACCAGCATTTGCGGTAGTTCCTGATTTCCCACCATTCTTCCCATCATTTACAGATCCAAATGCAGTTTAAAGTATAAAATATTTTATTTATTCTTTAAAAATTAAAAAGTTGGTCTTATGATATACTTTATATATGTCAGACAAAGAGCGAGAAGTTAGACCATGGGATTTTTTTAGTCCAAACACTCCATATGCAACAAAAGATATTCAATCAAAAAGACTTGAAATCTGTAGCAGTTGTCCAGAATTTATAAAATTAACATCTCAATGTAAAAAATGTGGGTGTATTATGAAATTAAAAACAAAACTTGCTCTTGCTTCATGCCCAATTGAAAAATGGGGAATTGTAGAAAAAGCAACTGCTGAATCAATACCAGAAGACTCATTATCTCGAATATTTATTAATATCCCATGCTACAAAGATCCAGAACTTTGGATGACTGTAGATAACTTTTTAAAAAATGCAAAGTATCCAGAAAGAATATCATTTGGAATAACTCTACAGTCCATGAACATAGAAAAAGACAAAGAAAGATCAGCAGTTTATAGTAATGTTAGTGTAGACATAATTGAGCCTGGATCTATTGTTGGATGCCAGCCAGCCAGAAAAAACTCGCATAAGTTTTACAAAAATGAAGAGTATTATCTAAACATGGACTCCCATATGAGATCTATAAAAAACTGGGATGTTGAAATAATAAAAGAATATGAGTTCAATAAGGAACACTACGGTGTCTCAGTATTTACAGCATATGCTCCACCATATGAATTGCTTGAAGATAATACAGACTATATTGATTCAAATATAGAAAGCAATCCAACATTTTTTATGTCTGAGTCAAACATTAATAATTTTTATAAAAATTTAGTGCCACAGTTTACATCACAGTATACAAACCCTGGATATAATGTTTTATCTCCATACATATCTGGGCATTTCTTTTTTACAGAAAAAAAGGTTATAGAAACTGTTCCATTTATGTCAGAAATTACATTCACAGAAGAGGAGCCTTTAATGGCTCTAAGGTTTTTTACTGCTGGATTTAATCTTGTTACACCAAGCAAAGTTTTTGTTTATCATAGGTATGGTCGTGGAGGAAGAAGTCTATTTTGGGAAGATTTTCCAGATAAGTTTTTCCCAGAAGATCAAAAATCTAGAAACTATTTTAAAGACCTTGTGACTTCAAACAAAATAGATCCAGATAGCGGATTATTTAGTGAAAGAACCTTAGAGGATTACGAAAAATACTCTGGAATTAGTTTTTCACAAAGAGCACTTCACGATGCTCTAAAGTCTGGGCTCCCATCTGGTTCATTTTAATAAAAACTGGGCCAAGCAAAAGCCTGACCCAGTAATTTTTATATTAATTAGTTAGGAAATTTACTCATCCAAAATTTGGTTCTTGGAGTAATACCCTTCCAAGAAGACCAATCTTCTCCGCCTTTTGTCATGTAGTATGCAATCTCTGCATTCTTAACGGGATTAAATAGTTCGGCATTAGAGTCAAGATCAAACTTAGTTCTGCGATCAGGACCAAGGGAATCAATCATGTTAATTTGAAACATTCCATAAGATGAGTCACCAGTCTTATGGTTTCCGTTAAAGGCTAATGGACGACCATTAGACTCCTTCTTGGCAACAGCCCAAGCAACAACAAGGTCTTTACCCTTGAAGCCAACCAGCGAAAGCAGTTCCTTTAATTCCAAATCAGTCAGAGAAACCTTGTTCTCAAAACTCTCTAGTTTTTTTGCCTTAGAAACCAAAAAAACCTCTTTCGAGGTGGTTTCCGATGTCTGAGCCTGTTCAAGGCTAAGATTGTTTTTTGTACCAAGATCTGAAGAAGCATTAGCAGAGTTTGACAAAACCGTTACTAGTGCTACGATGCTGAGTGTGCTAATGATCTCTTTGTTTCTTTCGATAAATTTAATCATAGTTTCCTCCTTAGAAAACAATAACACCCTGGTAGGTGTTACTACCAAGTATAGCATGAAATTTTTATAAAATCAACCCTAGATGGTGGTATAATAAATATTATGCCAGTATCATCATCTAATTATCCTACTATGAAGTATCCTGTTGCTTCAGATCCAGTTAATGTACACGGAGATTTTAAGGTATTGGTTGATGCTTTAAATAATATTTTACCACCACTAGGAATGACCAGTGTTTCTTCTCCTGTAAGAAATAATACTAGTTCAGCATTATCTGCTGGAACTCCCGTGTATATTTCAGGAAATGTTTCTCATGGTGGACAAATGAAAACAACCGTAGAAAGATATAATCCATCAGCAAGTAATCACAACCCAGACTCACCAATACTTGGTTTGATACAAACAGGAATTTCTGCATTAAGCGACGGCGTTGCTGTTGTTTCTGGAGTCCTACAAATGAATACCACAGGACTTGGATCACCTGGGACAAAAGTTTATATAAACTCTAGTGGAGAACTTGTTGGTGGAAGACCTTTAACTGGTCCAGCAAGATATGTTGCTGTAGTTGCGGTTCAAGGGACACAGGGTTTAATAGTGGTTCAGACAAAAGGCAACGGTACATGGGGAGCACTCAAAGACGGATTGTCGTGATATAATAACATTATGGCAACCTTTAGAAATCAACCCACAGACTCTTATGCATTAGGTGCAGCACCACCAGAAATTAGGTGGACAGTCGTCCGTGGAGATTCAGCAGCATTTCGTGTTTACGTAACAAACGATGCAAGAGTTCCTCTTCTTCTTGAAGACTGGGAAGTTGCTATGGATATTTATAGACCTTCTACTGATGATGTTATTTTGTCTTTGTCTCCTGAGCCAATTGAGTTTCAGGATGAAGAAGGAAGTTTTACGGTTACTTTGACATCAACACAATCCCAACTTCTTGAGACAGGAGATATCTTCGATATACAACTCACAGAACTTCTATCAGAAGGCAGAGTTTGGACGGTGGCCAAAGGGTCAATGGTTATCCTTGAAGATGTAACACAGTAATGCCAACACATCAGTTAGCGCATGCACAGATTCAGGATCTTGATTTAAGAAGAATCCGCATAGATCACATTCAGCCAAAAGCAAGAGTACAAGAGGTTTTGCCATTTAGGGTTAAGTTTACAAACGTAAGTGTATTTGGTTATTCAAAAACAAATCCTCCACCAATTCCTCTACAGGTTATTGGTTATAGTAACTACATTCTTTAATAATATTATTTAAAAAGAGGGGTTATAATTACCACATGGCTAAAGTATCAATCCCAGCAGTTAAAGGTCTATTCCAAACTGGAGATAGACCAACTCAAGAAAACTATGAAGATTTAATCGATACCGCTTCCGCTCAAGCAACAGACTTGGGTTCAGCAGGTAACAATGAAAACACAATCACTGGTATTGAGAACGTAACTGTTGTTGATAACTTTGACGCTACAGTTTGGCGAATGGTTAAGTATATTGTTTCAATATCAAAGACCTCTGCAGGGGACAACAAGTTCTATGCAACCGAACTAACAATTCTCGTTGATGGTACAAATGTAAATGTCAGCGAATACGGAACAATCGACAATGATGGGAATATTGGCACCATTAATGTCTCTCGCACTGGAAATACCGTGGCCTTAACAGTCACTCCAGACCCTGCGATCAAGCCAGTCACAGTTCGTTTTGCACGAATTGGACTTAAGGCATAACTAAGGAGATATAAAAAATGGCAACAGTAAATAAAGATTTTAAGATTAAGAGTGGACTCGTCGTTGAGGGCCTACAAGGTACAATCAACGGTGAAGTAATTCTTACAGAAAACGCAGGAGACCAATACATCCTTAGTCTCATTGGCGGAGAAACACTTGTAAAGTCAGTTTCAGATGAATTTATTGTAAGTGGTGCTGGAGAACTTTCACTTGATCGCTCTACAGTAGACGGTTACTACGATGCAGCAGGTTCTGCTTCATCAGCACAAACAGCAGCAAACACATACACAGACAATCGTGAGACTGCTATTACATCTGCTTACCAAACATATGCTGATACAGCAGCAGGTAATGCAGAAGACGCAGCCAACCTATACACAGATGGCCGTGAAACTGCTATTACTTCTGCTTACCAGACATACGCAGACCAAGCAGAAACAGATGCAAAGGCATACACAGATCAGCGTGAAACAGCAATCACATCTGCTTACCAGTCATATGCTGATACAGCAGAGCAAGATGCTAAGGACTACGCAGACGATTTGATCAATGATGGCTCAAACCTTTCAACACAGGTTTGGTCAGCATACAAAACAAACACAGAAATTGGTCTTGCAGAAGACAGAGCAAAGCAGCATGCAGACGATGCAGTTGCAGATCTTGTTGATGCAGCACCAGAAATGCTCAACACTCTTAATGAGTTGGCAGCAGCACTTGGAGATAATGCAGACTTTATCGGAACTGTAAATGCAGCAATTGGAGAAAAGGTAGCCAAGGCTGGCGACACAATGACAGGTGCTTTGACACTTTCAGGTGCTCCAACAAGCAACCTACATGCAGCAACAAAGGCATATGTTGATTCAGCAGAATCAGATGCAATTTCAACTGCAGCAGCAGATGCAACAACAAAGGCTGATGCAGCCGAAGATGCTGCAATCGCAGCAGCAGCGCTAGATGCTACTGATAAGGCAAACACAGCATACACAAATGCAGTTGCTACAGCAGCAGCAGATGCAACTGATAAAGCAGATGCGGCAGAACTTGCAGCAATCCTGCATGCAGATAACCTTACTACATCTGATATCGCAGAAGGATCAGCACAGTACTTCACAGATGCTCGTGCTAAGACATCAGCAGCAGAACTTTTGACTGGTGCAACACTTAACAATATCACAATCACAGGTTCAGGATCAGGACTTACAATCACCGCAGAAAACGGTGTCGCACAGTCTACAACTGATGACCTAGCAGAAGGTACAAACAACCTTTACTTCACAGATCAGAAGGCAATCGATGCACTTCAAAACACAACACCAACATTCTCAGCAGTTGACATTGACTCAATTGCTAAGCAGGTTGCAGGAACAACAGTTGTGCCAACAGCAGGAATTGCAACAGCATATTCATGGGCTAAGGCTGACTACCGTTCAGCAGAGTTCCTTGTTAAGGTTGCCAATGGCGATCACACAGAAGTGTCAAAGGTACTTGTAACACTTCATGCTAACGATAACATTTCAATGACTGAATACGGTATCGTTGGAACAAACGGTTCACTTGGATCTGTTACAGCAGTAGTGTCAGGCAACGATGTACAACTTCGTGTAACTACAGTAAACAATACTTCAACACTTACAGTTGTTGGAACATTGCTTGTATAATAAAAAATAAAAATAGTTGGAAGAAGGAGTAGTAAATGACAACAGTCGATAAAGACTTCAAGGTCAAGAATGGATTAGTCGTTACAAACGGCGGTACATTCGGAGATGCAGTAACAGTAGGAGCACCAACTCTTGCTGGACACGCAGCAACTAAGGAGTATGTAGATTCTTTAACAGGATCAATGGCCGTTGGCACTACTGCTCCTTCTTCACCAACAAATGGAACACAGTGGTTGGACACTCTAACAAACAGAGTTAATTTCTATTATGAAGGTTCTTGGTATACCCAAGCAACAATTGATGATACAAATAACTTACCACAGCACATTCACGATACCGCAATTGATGGAACTGGTTTTATAGTATCTCAGTTCTATGAAGGTGGATCATTCAACAGCCCATTGGGTGTAGGTTTGGATGCAGGTGGACCCTCTACAACAGAGTGGACAGTTGTATTCGATGGCGGTAGTGTAGTAGATAACTTCAATTAAAACAGGGGTTATAATAAGATAAGTTAATGGGCAGCCCCCATAAGGAGAAATAAATTATGGCAACAAGAATGCAACAGCGCAGAGGTACTGCAGCACAATGGACGGCTGCAAACCCAATTCTAGCAGCAGGTGAAATCGGTTTTGAAACCGACACAAGTAAGTTTAAGATGGGTAATGGATCATCAACATGGTCTGCCCTACAGTATTTTGCAAACGCAGCAGAACTAGCAGCAATAGTTGATGGAGCCCCAGCGCTTCTAAATACCCTTGATGAATTAGCAGCAGCGCTTGGAGATGACCCACAGGTTTTATCAACACTAGCAACAAACCTAAGCAACCACGCAACAGACACCACTGGTATTCACGGTATTGCAGACACAGCAGCATTAGCAACAAAGTCATATGCTGATGATGCGGTAACAGTTCACAATCAAGATACAACTGGTGTTCATGGAATTAACGATACATCTCTTCTTGTTACACTATCAGGAACTCAGACACTTTCAGGAAAGACTTTATCTTCTCCAGTAATTAATACACCAACAGGCTTAGTAAAAGAAGATGTGGGTCTTGCAAATGTTGACAATACATCAGATGCAAATAAGCCAGTCTCAACCGCTACTCAGACAGAACTTGATTTAAAGGCACCACTAGCAAACCCAACATTTACTGGCACCGTTAGCGGAATTACAAAGGCAATGGTAGGTCTTGCGAATGTAAATAACACATCAGATGCAGACAAGCAAATTTCTGATGCAACATCTGCAGCACTAGACCTTAAGGCTAACCTAAATGCTCCAACATTTACTGGTAATGTTAGCGGAATTACAAAGACAATGGTAGGCTTGGATCAGGTAGACAACACAGCAGATTTAGACAAGCCAGTTTCAAATGCTACGCAGGTAGCACTAGATAATAAACTTGCACTATCTGGAGGAACTCTTGTTGGATATCTAACAGCACATGCAGCACCAACAGATGCATTCCATGTTGCAACTAAGAGATATGTAGACACTGTTGCAGAAGGTCTTCACATGCATGCATCAGTACACGCAGCATCAACAGTAAATGTTTCTGCTAACTACTCAAATGGAACATCTGGAGTAGGTGCAACACTTACAGCAGATACAAACCGTGCATTTTCAACAATTGATGGAGAATCAGTTGTTCTTGGTCAGAGAGTACTTATTAAGAACCAGACTGACGCAAAACAAAACGGTATTTATACATTAACAACAGTAGGTTCATCATCTGCTCCATGGGTATTAACTCGTGCTGAAGATTTTAACTCTGCAGCAGAAATTCATGGCGGAGACTTTGTTTTCGTAACAGGTGGAACTTTGTACAACAACACTGGTTGGGTACAGACAGAAACTATGACAACAGTCGGAACTGATCCTGTAGAATTTACACAGTTCTCAGGAGCAGGAACATATGTAGCAGGTAATGGACTTACACTAACTGGATCATCATTCTCTGCAGATCTATCAGTTCTTGCACCAAAGGATAGTCCAACATTTACAGGAACAGTTGCAGGCATTACAAAGGCAATGGTTGGACTACAGAATGTTGATAACACATCTGATGCTTCAAAGCCAGTTTCAACTGCTACACAAACAGCACTTGATCTAAAGGCCAACCTTAATGCACCAACATTTACAGGTACAGTTTCAGGTATTACTAAGAGCATGGTGGGTCTTGGAAATGTTGATAATACAGCAGATTCAGCAAAGCCAGTTTCAACTGCTACACAAACAGCACTTGATCTAAAGGCACCACTTGCTAATCCAACATTTACTGGTACAGTAACAGTTGCAGCATCTGGAGTAGCATTTACAGACGGTACACAGACAAAAGAAGGCGTACCTTCAAGAACAACAATTATTCCAAAGGTAGACTCATACACACTATCATCACTAGGTGAAAGAGACTCATTAATTGAAATCAACAAGGCAACAGCAACAACTTTGACTATTCCTACAAATGCAACAGTAGCATGGCCAATTGGAACATCAATTGATATACTACAGACTGGAGCAGGCCAGGTAACAATCGCTGGTGCAGCAGGAGTAACAGTTAATGCAACACCAGGACTTAAACTACGTACACAATGGTCATCTGCAACTCTTCTTAAGAGAGCAACAGATAGTTGGGTAGTCGTAGGAGACCTTTCAGCATAAAAAATAAATAAAGAAATTGGAGAAATATAAATGGCAAAGAAAGAATTAGGATCGAAGTCTCTACAACAGAACGACTTCTTAGAACCAAAAGCGCCAACTGGCGTTACAGCAACAGACATTGGAACAAGTCGCTCATTTAATAATGCAGCAGTAACTGTTTCATTTTCTTTGCCAGCAGATTCCCCAGCAGCAACATCATACACAGTAACATCTTCACCAGGTGGTTTAACTGGAACTGGATCAGGTTCACCTATAACAGTTTCAGGTTTACAGTCTGGAACATCTTATACATTTACAGTTACAGCAACTAATGCTTCTGGAACATCACAGGCATCTGCCGCTTCTACTGCTGTTACAGCAACATCTGTTCCTGCAACAGTAGGAAAACCAACTGTTTCAACATCAGTAAACCAGGATACTGTTTCCTGGTCAGCACCTGCAACTGGAGGAAAGAATATTACTGGATACAGAGTTAAGTCTTCTGATGGTCCAGTTACTGTTGTTGGAAATGTTAACACAGTAAACATAGCAGAAACTGGTGGAACTTCACAGAGTTATCAGGTTCTTGCAATAAATGCAAACGGTGATGGTCTTTACAGTATCAGTTCTGATAGCGTAACAACCACACCGCCGTTCTTCCCACCATCATTTCCATTCTTCCCGTTCTTCCCACCATTCTTCCCACCATTCTTCCCACCAGCGTTCTGTCCATTCTTCCCGTTCTTCCCACCATTCTTCCCACCATTCTTCCCACCATCATTCTGTCCATTCTTCCCATCGTTCTGTCCATTCTTCCCACCGTCGTTCTGTCCGTTCTTCCCATCGTTCTGTCCGTCGTTCTGCCCATCATTCTGCCCATGGTTCCCACCATTTTTCCCATACTTTACAATCGGTGGCGCAGTCTAATATATTCAAGTAGATAAGGTATGCCATACTGACATTACGTTGGTATGGTATACTTTATTTTATGGACAAAAGATATGAATGGTATGACGCTCCACGACTAGAAAAAACACAAACTAGACTTGAAAAGCGTACAATTACGAACAATGTTCAAGTTTTTAATTTAGAATATGGAATTAATCTATACAGAAATGCTATACCAAAAAATCAATGTCTTAGTATTATAGACAGACTAGAGGCTGGGGCAAATAGGGATTCTTTTAATCTTTCTTGGAATGGTGCACAAGTAAATGACAAAGAAGATACTGAGCATGTAAGAAACTGCCTTGATATTAAGTATAAAAGAGATCATATGGGTAAAGGAATTTCTTTTGATCAAGATATGTTTGATATTCATAAAGAAGTTGAAGACTGTCTTGATATTTGCCTAAGAGACTATGAGTCTCTATGGCACCTTCAGATGTTTTACAAAGAAGCCTTTAACTTTGTCAAGTATCTACCTGGTAAATATTTTAAACTTCATGGAGATCATGGACCATTCTATTCTTGTACAGTATCCGCAGTTGTCTACTTAAACGATAACTACTCTGGAGGAGAGATTGAATTCCCAAGACAAGGAATTAAAATTAAGCCAGAGGCTGGAGATATAATTATCTTCCCATCAAATTTTGTTTATGAACATGCATCTTGTGAAATTTTTGAGGGGACAAAGTATTCAGTCGTTATTATGACAGACTATAACGACCTTCATCACAAAACACACTAGTGGTATAATATATATAGAGAGAGGTATTAAAATGGATCAAGTAACTAATGCATTGCCAGAAGAGGCAAAGAACTATGAAACACCAACATGGTCATCATTTGAAAATTTAGGTAGTGGAATTATTGTATATCGAGATGTACTTCCTAAAGAACTAGAAATAATTAAAAGAATTGAAGAAAACTTAGATGAAAATCATCCTAGATACCACTGGATGGAAGCATTTGTTGGATATCAGCAAAGTATGCCAGAATATAGAGACTGTCAAGACTTTAAGTTTAAAAAAACAGACATATCTCAAGACCCTAGCCAGCAATCACTAAATCTACAATCTTTATGGCAAGACTGTTATGATAGACAAAAGCCAGCAGTAGATCATTACAGACAAATGTTTAATATTTCAGAACTTCGATACTGGGAAGCAATGAACTTTGTTAAGTATAATAAGGGACAACATTTTCAGTACCACCACGATCACGGATTCTCTTATAATTGCACAGTATCTCTTGTTGCTTATCCTAATGACGATTATGAAGGAGGAGAACTTTCATTTGCTCATCAAGGATTAATGCTAAAGCCAAGAGCAGGAGACCTATATGTTTTCCCATCTAACTACATGTACAGCCACAGAGCAATGCCAGTTCACTCTGGAACAAAATATTCAATTGTAACAATGCTAGACTATAGTGCAAAGTATCACAGTCCAGATCTTTATAGAGAAACTGGCGATTAATATTGAACATTAGTGTTTATCAAAAAGATACTTCTAAAGTAAATTTTTACCCACTGTCTGTAAAGAGAGATTGGATGGATATTACTTTTGAAAAGCATGCATACAGATGTTTTCCTGTATCTCTTGCAAACACTCTAGGATGGACATTTTCGTATCCAGTTGATATATCTTTTATATGGGACGGAAATCCAGGCTCAGAAGATGGACATGTAGAGGTTTTGTCTGGTCATGAACACGTGTTTACTAATAGATCTAATGCAACAATAAGTTTTAATAGTGAAATAACTTTTAGAACAGAAGAAAATGTTAGTCTTTTAGTCATGCCAGTTCCAAATCAATTTATTGATGGTGTTCAAGGTTTTACAACAATACTTAGTACTTCCGTGCTAGAACCAGCACTGCCCTATGCATGGAAAATAACAAAAGCCAATGAGATTATAACAATCCCAGCAAATACACCAATAGCGTCAATAATTCCAATTAACTTAACAAATATACAAGATACTAATGTTTCTTTGTATACAGAAAATTTTGATCCTAAGTACTATGAGCAACTTTCTGAATATGGAAGAGTATCTGGAGAAATGACTAAGTATGGAACATGGACAAACTTTTACAGAGATGCGGTAGATCATAAAGGAAATAGTCGTGGTGAGCACGAACTAAAAAGTTTAAAGTTAAAGGTTAATGACCATAGAAATGAGAAATAATGAATACAGAAAAAATAACATTTTTATCAAACAAAACATGGCTTTCAAAAGATAGTAAATCAACACCAAGATCTATAATCAGGACAATACCTGAGTGGTACAGAAAAGCAGATAGGTTCGCAAAATCTCCAACAGATGATTCATTTGTTATTGGTCCAGACAATGGTAAAATTCCAACATGGAAGGCATGCCCAGCAATTTTTGACATAATGGGAACAGGTTATGCTTTAAGTACTCCATGTGATATTGAGTTTTACATTAAAGATAACAAAATAAAGCACAGGGTTCTTGATGGCAAGTATCAAGACTTTATTCAGGTAAGAGATGAGATGCCACAGTTTCAGCATCCCCGTGGCTACTACATTGATCACTTTGCTTTAACCTGCGACTGGCAAATAAAACTTCCTCCAGGGTATAGCGCTTTATATTCACAGCCATTTAATAGGTTTGAATTGCCATTCTTAGTTACCAGTGGAATTATTGACAATGATAAGGTACATCTACCAGGCTCTCTTCCATTTTTTATTATTGAAGGATTTGAAGGTATTATTCCAGCAGGAACTACGTATGCACAGTTAATTCCATTTAAAAGAGAAAATTGGATATCAGAGATTATTGAGCAAGAAGATGGAAGAGAACTTATGATGCAGGCATTTGAAAACTCAAAAATTTACAGAAAGCCAGACGGAGGAGTTTATAAAAACGAGGTTTGGGAACAAAGAAAATATGAGTAGAGTGGTGGTATAATCTTATTATGGATAACAGAGAGTACGCAAATAACTATGTTGCAGATAGGTTTTCAATAACACCATCAGGATATTTTGGAAATGACAAAGTTAACATTCAGGGTAGAGAAAATTTTATTAGTTCAGAAGATTTAGATTTTTTGTCAAATGCTGCAAAAAATATAACTATCTGGGATTTAACCGAAACACATTATGATGATAATGGTGTTATGATATATGACTCATCATATTGGGAAGACCGTGTTGCAACATCAAGAACGCTGATGCTTAATGATGAAAGAATAAACCCAATAATTGAAAAACTACAAGCACGACTAAAAGAAGAGGTCGATGATTTCTTCGGTGTAGACGCTTGGCCAACAAGTCCAGCAATTGTTCGATGGTTGCCTGGACAACTTCAACTGCCACATGCTGATAAAGAATTGCATGAAGGAGAAAATGCAGGAAAGCCAAACGATTTTCCATACTATGATATTGCTGGATTATTTTATTTAAATGACGACTATGAAGGCGGGGAACTTTATTTTCCAAAGCAAGATGTTCAGTTTAAGCCAAAATCAGGAGCAGCATACTTTTTCCCAGGAGATCTAAACTATATACACGGAGTAACAGAAATTACAAGCGGTATAAGATATGTTATTCCATTTTTCTTTACAATCTTGTCTCATAAGGATAAGACTCATGCCTGAAATCACGATAACTAAGTTAGATGAGAACATATACATCTATAAAGGATTAATCCCAAACAATAAAAAAATTGTAGAATTATTAAAGGAATCTGAATCTAATAAGGGTAGTAGTTTTTTATTCGACGACTGGCAGCCCTGGAGTCGCTTCGGTTCATACGTCTATACAATTGGTCAGCCACTAAATGAAAATGACGAAAACGCAAAAACGCAACTTTATTTGGATGAAAAAGAAGCACTTGACACAATCTTGAATGCTTTTTATTATGCAACTAGTAACTTCATGTCTTCTCACGAACTTTCAATTGGAGAAGATTGGGTAAGGATGGGCCCATCAATTTCAAAATATACTCATGACAACAACCCACACCTTAGTGAAGATTCTTTAGAAATGATGTATCATACAGACTATAAGGTATTTGAAGCAGACTCGCCAGGAAATAAGTTTGCACTTACGTGCACAATGTACTTAAATGATGACTATAGAGATGGCGGATTATCTTTCTTAACTGGAGATAAAAGAACAATAGATTATAAGCCAGTTGCTGGAGATGTCTTAGTTTTTCCATCTGGGCACCCAGATCTTCTTTCTCAGGAGGGAAGATATCTTCATGCCGTTAAAAGAATTAGAGATGTAGATAAATATCTTGTTAGATGTTTTTATCAAATTCCTTTTGATGGAACACCAGAGTGGCATGCAAATCAGGAAAGATTCGGTGCTGAAGAATGGGCAAAGATGGAAAAGGAAAGAATTGAAAATAATCGCAGATATCATGATTTTCAAAATAAAGAAGAAAAGCAAGAGAATAGTGAGAAGATGTAATGATCATTGATAAAATCAATAAGTCTGACTTTATATATTTTAGGGATGAGCCAAATGATAAAGGCGTTCTAGGAATAACGCATAATCGTATTGTTGAAATTCCAAACTTTCTTGATGAAGAAACTGCAAAAAACATGATTTCGTATGTTGAATCAAAAGGGGAAAACTGGGGAGATATTGCTTTTTACGGATCGCTAGGAATGGGACTTGCAGAATCAGATCCTGGATTACTAGAAAATGGTCTAACTCTTACATTTTTTTCAGACTTAAGAGAAAAGTTTAAAGAGGCTGTAGAGTTGGTTTTTGAAAGAAAAGTAAGGCCAAACACATCTCATGCACAAAAATGGGATGTGGGAGGATTTGCTGCACCACATTCTGATAATTCTGATTTTGAAGGAAAGCCTAATGCATTCGAAATTAACAAGTATGTTGGTATACTTTACCTAAACGATGACTATGAAGGTGGAGAACTATTTTTTGTTGAGCCTAAAAGTTCTGGAGTAATACACACAGATCCAAATGGAACGAGATCTCCAGAATGGGAAAAGCCATATCTTTCATTTAAGCCAAACAAATTGTCATATTATGTATTTCCTGGCGGAATCGAAAATGTTCATGGGGTTAGTGAAATACTTGCAGGAACAAGATACACAATGGTGTCTTTTTGGGACTATGAAGAAATTGAATATGATCAAGAAACTCTTGATCGATGGGAAGAAGAAGAAAAGCAAGTTAGAATTGCACAAGCAATTCAAAAAGAAGAGTGGCTTAAAGGCAATAAATACGCATAACTAAAAACATTAAAGTACAACAAAAGGTAGAGAGTTTTGCTTTTTCAAAAACTCTGCTATACTTAACACTATTCCGTTTTAGAAAGGACGAAACACATGTCAGATTTTTTTAGTTTTAAACTTCCAGAGGATTTTGTAGAAAAGTACAAAAATGTAGAAAGCCCATTTGGATTCAAAGATGCAGCAGAAAATTCACTTGGAGAGATTACTTTTATTCGTACTTATTCTCGTATGAAGGAAGATGGAACTAAGGAAAGATGGCATGAAGTTTGTCGTAGAGTAATCGAGGGTATGTATTCAGTACAGAAGAATCATGCTAAAGAAAACCGTTTGCCATGGAATGACTATAAGGCTCAGAAGTCAGCACAAGAAGCATTCCAGAGAATGTTTGAGTTGAAGTGGACACCACCAGGACGAGGCATGTGGGCATTTGGAACTCCTATGACTATGGAGAAGAAGAACTCAGCAGCATTACAAAACTGTGCAATGGTTTCTACAAAGGACCTTGATAAGAATGATCCAGGAGCACTGTTTGCTTGGGTTATGGATGCGCTAATGCTTGGTATTGGTGTAGGGTTTGACACAGTTGGACAGGATAAGAACTTTACAGTCTATGCCCCAACAGAACCAGAGCAGATATTTGAAATCCCAGACACTCGTGAAGGTTGGGTAGAGTCAGTACGATTACTTATCAATTCTTACCTAAGACCAAACCAGAGTATTCAGAAGTTTAACTATGACTTGATTAGGCCACTTGGAGCACCCATTAAGGGCTTTGGAGGTGTTGCATCAGGACCTGCACCTCTTATCAAGTTGCATGATCAAATAGACCGTGTAATCGGCTCCAGAGGCGGAGAAACACTAGACTCTCGTGCCATTGTAGACCTTGTAAATCTTATTGGTACCTGTGTGGTATCTGGCAATGTTCGCAGATCAGCAACACTTGCTTTAGGTAATGCAGGTGATGAAACATTTATGAATCTAAAGAATTCAGAACTATTTCCAGAGCGTAACTCATTTGACCCAGAAAATCCAGGTTGGGCTTGGATGTCTAACAATTCTATCTCAGCAGAGGTGGGAACAAAGTACGAAGACTATGTAGATTTAATTACTGAAAACGGAGAACCAGGTTTTATCTGGCTTGATGTTGCTCGTAATTATGGACGACTAAAGGATGCGCCAGACGGTAAGGATTATCGTGTGATGGGATTTAACCCATGTGCGGAGCAGCCATTAGAATCATACGAACTATGTACACTTGTAGAAGTGCACTTGAATCGTCATGAATCTAAGGAGGACTTCCTGCGTACCCTGAAGTTTGCATACTTGTACGGAAAGACCGTAACACTTGTTCCAACACACTGGCCACAAACAAACGGTATCATGCAACGCAACCGTCGTATTGGTACATCACTAACAGGTATTGCATCATTTGCAGATCAAAAGGGTTTGCCAATTGTTCGTGAGTGGATGGACGAGGGATACCAGAAGATCCGTCACTATGATCACCAGTATTCGGAATGGCTTTGTGTTCGTGAATCAATTCGTGTAACAACAGTTAAGCCATCAGGATCAGTTTCAATTCTTTCTGGTGCAACCCCTGGAGTTCACTGGGGACCTGGAGGAAACTTCTTCCTTCGTGCAGTTCGATTTGGAAATACAGATCCAATGATGCATTTGTTCAAAGCAGCAGGGTATACAATTGAAGATGACGTAGTGTCAGCAAACACATCAGTAGTTTACTTCCCAATCAAGTCAGGTCATCCAAGATCTGAAAAGGATGTAACACTATTTGAAAAGATTGCTCTTGCTGCAACTGCTCAGAAGTACTGGTCTGATAACGGTGTTTCTGTAACACTTTCATTTGACAAGGAAACAGAGTCAAAGCATGTTGTTCCAGCACTACACATGTACGAGGGACAATTAAAGGCAGTCTCGTTCCTTCCAATGGGAAATACTGTTTATCCACAGCAGCCATATACGCAGATTACTGAAGAAGAATATGAGTCGTATGTTGGCAAGTTGAAGCACATTGACTTCAGTGCAATTTACGACGGTGTGGATAATCTTGAGGCTCAGGGTGAATCATACTGCACAACAGACTACTGTGAAATTAAAATAAACAAGTAGTCTTCTGTGGTAAAATAGACCTATAATGTCTAATCCATCCAACCTATATGCAGAAAAAGTCTTTGCTGAGCATCCGACTGGCCTATGGGCATTGGACGATAAAGCAGACTATATTTCTTTGATTTCAGAATCTCAAAGAAGTCTATCAAATTGGACAATTGTAGGTGGTACATATGAAAACTATCTACAGTCAGTAGATGAGCCTTTTATAAATAGTTACGTAGGGAAAATAACAGCAATACCAACGGATAATGAGTCTGCTTCAATAATTGCAGTAAGTAATGAAATAATGGATTTAAAAGACCTTAATCAATACTTGAGAACATTTTCTGTCGGTGGATACTTTTATTCTGAGAGTGCATATATTGCTGGGTTTGAGATTGGCTATCAGTATACAGATACAACAAGCGGTCAAGAAGTAAGGCACTTAAAAAACTATGACACAGTCATAAATAGCAATTGGATTTTTATATCAGAAACATTCGATACTCCACCAGACGATGCAAAATTAAAACTTGTTTTTAAAATAAACTTCCTTGGTGGATCAGAAACAGAAGATGTATTTTTGATAAATGGAATAACACTTGGGCAATGGTCAGAAGAGTTTGCCTCAACCTCTCTTGGTATAGAACCAATAGATATATCTGACAAAGATATTGCAATCTCTTCAACAGAAGCAGTAGTTTCAAAGTGTTATGGATTGCAAGAGTTAGATGCTTATTATTTGATTTCTGACAACATGCTTAAGGCTAAAAATTCTGGCATACCTATGGTTTATGGAACATCAGGTCTTACTTCTATTTATCCAAATGGAGAAAATCCTTCCATTATAATTCCTGGTGTTGGCATGTTAAATGAATCTGGAAAGTTTAAACAGTATACTTTTGAAACTTGGCTTAGAGTAAATTCATATAGCAATGACAGAAAAAGAATTATTGGACCAATTTCTTCACAGGATGGTATATATGTTGATGGACCATCAATAGGTTTAAAGGTTGGAAACCAATACGGTGCATACTATGTTGGAGAATGGACAAGACCAATGCTTGTTCATATGCGTATAGCAAAAGATACGGCATCACTTGTTATAAATGGTCAAGAGGTTATATCTTTAAACTATTTAACAGAAGATCTTTATCTTCCACCTATGACTAGTTTGTCTGGCAAAGATCAAGACTGGATAGGCTTTTATGCATATGAGGATATATATCCAATAGAGATAGATTGTGTTGGAATATATCCATATGTTGTTGCAACAGCAGTAGCAAAAAGAAGGTTTGTTTTTGGTCAAGGAGTTGATATTCCAGAAAACATCAATACATCTTATAGTGGAACTTCAGTATTTATTGACTACGCTTTTGCAGACTATACATCAAACTATTCATATCCAAAAATTGGTTCTTGGAATCAGGGCTTTAGTGATAACGCAACATTTGCAAATAAGTCTCTTTCTGTTTTGTCTCATCCACTTCCAGAAATAGTGTTATCATCAAGAACAGAGGAAGAACTTTTATCAAACTGTAAGTCTATTCAGTCTTCAGACACACGAGACTTTTTTACATTTAGACCAAACGTATCTTGGAACTCTGTATCTGGATACCTTTTCTTTAAAAATTTTGACTTTATGAAAACACCAATTTCTGCTTTTTATGGTTGCTTTAGATTGCCACAAACTTCTAGTTCTATTCAAACACTTTTTAGAATTGAAAAAGAAAATACAAAAAGTTATTTTCTAATACAGTTGTTAAACAATCAGATATCTTATGTAATAAACTATAATGGAGTTTCAGAAACTATTTACTCACCATTGATTGCAGAGCCAGGAGAACTTGTTGATATAGGGCTAAACATCCCATTATTTGTTTCAAGATTTGGAAATCCAGCATCAGACTTTTTTGGATCTTTATCAGATTTAAGAATGTATGTCGGAGGAGACAAAAATGGCTTATCAACCTTTACTGGCAAAATATATAGCATTGGATTATGTACAGAATATAATTTTCAAAAAATTAAATCTTTGTTTAATGAAATAGGAGTTCCAGTTTGGAACGAAGATCTTTTTGGTATTTATCAAAATAACCAGTTAATCGGTATTGATGGAGGACTAGATACTACATCTGCACCACCATATGGTGGGCTAACTGACACTGCAAACGGATCTGTCTCTGGTGGTGGGGTTGGGTCGTTTAATGAAGATTATCTTATTGATCATATTGCAAGTTATACTCTTTTGCCAGATACAGTTTTTGACACATATAAACTTGCAGTTTCTGCTAATGCATATTGGGAAGACCAACTTCCTCTAACCTATTTTGCCGAGTCCGTTCTTGATAAAAGAGGAGACCAATACTTTGATCTTGATTTTATTCAGTTTAATATTGACTATCCAATACCATCAAAAACAATAGCAATAGAAACAGATCCTGAAAGTTGGACGTATGCAGACTTGTCAAATGAGTATGGTATTCCAGTACAAAGGACCTACACATCTTTAGACAACTATCTGTTTACTGGCTATAACGATTATGAAGATTTAAAAAATAAAATAGCAAAAGACTACAGGTATGACACAGACGGGGCAATTGTAAAAACCTATGTAACATTTCAGTACACAGAGTTAGGTGCAAATCAGACACAGTTTTATTTTACAAAAACAGAAAGACCTTCAAGAGATGGAATACTGATTCCTGGCTCAGACTGGATGACGACAAAGTATGAAGTTGTAGACAACATGATTATTTATCCACCTATCGGTGTAGACTTTAATGATTTGTCTATAGTTACTCACATAGAAATGAATGTCAAAGATTCAGAAACAAATAATGTTTCAATTAAAAAACTTTCATATGCTTCTCAAGCACTAAATGAGTCTGATCCTAGTGCAATCGGCACAAGATTTGGAACTTCAATATATCCATACACAAAGACTGGTATTTACTATAATTTTAAAAAGAATAATCCTTTTGCAATTTATAATGGATCATCTCCATATTTATATTTAACCAAAACAAGTGGTATTCAGTTGAAGGGCAAACATGATCCACTCATCAACAGAGGTCTAGCAATTCCTGTAAATGAAAGCAGGGCCGAAGGTTTTAAGGTTATAGCAATGCAAATGGCAGTTAGATTTGATGGAGACTATTTCCCATACGCTCCAACACAAATATTTGAAATACAAAGCAAAGACTCTTATATAAAATTTTATATGGTTGCCAATGACCCTTCTGGAAGAAGAGCAAAGATTTATGCAATAGATGCAAAAACAGGTCTTGTTCAAAATGGCATTGGATTTTATTGGAATGGAAAGATAGTAAAAGAGCCTATTCTGACTTTACAAGAGTGGGGATTCCTTGGTATTAACTTTTCAAGCAGTCTTAACTTTTCATTTTTCGAAGGGGCTGTTAGATTGACTGGACCACTATTATTTAACAGCATTTCCTACTATCAGTCTACCAACCTTCAAGAAGTACAGAATATATCAGAGAGACCATGGTTTAGAGTTAAGGTTCTTGGTTCATATGGTCTTGATTGGGAGTTCTGGGACAGTGGATCATTTAACTGGAACAAGGTTCTTGTACTTTCTGAGACAAGTTATTACGGTGTAAATCCTTCAGACGTTTATAAGAGTTATACTGGAACAAACAAGATAATTGTGGATGACGAAAGGCCAGTCAACTTCGGAGAATACTCGTATACAGTATTTACTGATATAAATTGGAACCAGTTCGTACAAGATCCAGTATGATATGGTATACTTATGGATATGGATTCGTTAATAGACCCAAAAACTGGTCAGCCAATTGTAAAAAATGTTAGAAGACAGGTCATTGAGAAGAACTATGACTGGGGACTTTACGTATACAAGAAGGCAAATGGTAAGTGGTTTACAGATGGAAATGGCTCAGTGCTTAATATTCCGTCAGACAAAAATGACATTTCTAGAATTGCAGAATTAAAAAAGACTGCAATGTATTATGGTGATCCAGGAGACGGTACATGCGTATTTGTACCAGGTTTGACAAGAGTAAGCGAAGAAGAATACTCAGAGCAAGTTGACAGATTAAAGGCTGGACTTATTCCTTCTCTAAACGATCTTGGCGCTGTTCAGGCAGCAAAAGATACTATTGCTAAATATGGAGACGAGGACTAATCATGCAAGATAATGAATATGAAATCGGTGCAAGAATTGATGAAGCAGCAAAGAAAGACGATACGTTTGCAAAGTCTGATCCATTTAATGGCAACTGGGAAACGTTAAAAACTTTAGATGGTTTGGATGCAAACTTTAAAAGACGTACAAGCAGAATGTCAACCAAGATGGTTGAGCCAACAACACAATACACAACTGCAGCACTTGCTGGAAAAAGCGGTATTGATGGAGCACAGTCAAAAGAGATAAACCCAGGACTAGTGTATGTAAATGGCTACGGAATGTTTGACGTAATTACACCACCATGGAATCTTTATGAATTAGCAAACTATTACGACACATCATTTGCAAACCACGCAGCAATTGATGCAAAAGTTGAAAACATTGTTGGTCTTGGTTACGAGTTCAAAGTTTCTCCAAGAACAATGATGAGACTAGAGGCATCAGAAGATAATAGTGCAACACAGAAGGCACGAAAGAGAATTGAAAGAGCAAAGATTGAGATGCGTGATTGGTTAGAAAGCCTAAATGACGATGACTCTTTTACAGCCACAATGGAAAAGGTTTATACAGACCTACAGTCAACAGGAAACGGCTACTTAGAAATTGGAAGAACAACTCGTGGAGAAATTGGATACGTTGGACACATACCAGCAACAACAATGCGAGTAAGAAGACTAAAAGACGGATATGTTCAAATCATTGGAAACAAGATTGTTTACTTCCGTAACTTTGGAGCAAAGAATCAGAACCCACTAACCACAGATGCTAGACCAAATGAGATAATCCACTTTAAGCAGTATTCACCTCTAAACACATTCTACGGAGTGCCAGACATTATGTCGGCGATTAACTCACTACATGGAGACTCTCTTGCTTCACAATATAACATTGACTATTTTGCAAACAAAGCAGTTCCACGATACGTTGTAACATTAAAAGGTGCGAAACTTTCTGGAGATGCAGAAGACAAGATGTTTAGATTCTTGCAGACAAGTCTCAGGGGGCAGTCTCACAGAACGCTATATATTCCACTTCCAGGTGATAGCGAAAACAATAAAGTTGAATTTAAAATGGAGCCCATCGAAGACGGTATACAGGACGGCTCATTTAAAGAGTATCGTAAGCAAAACCGTGATGACATCCTGGTAGCACACCAAGTGCCACTATCTAAACTTGGAGGTGGCGATTCTGGTTCTATTGCAGCAGCACTTGCACAGGATCGCACCTTTAAGGAGCAGGTTGCAAGACCAGCACAAAGACAACTTGAAAAAATGATCAACAAGATCATTCGTGAAAAGACAGACATCATTGAGTTTGTGTTTAACGAGTTGACACTAACAGACGAAATCGCCCAGTCTCAGATTCTTGAAAGATATGTTAAGAATCAGATAATGACTCCTAATGAGGCAAGAGTTGTTCTAGATATGCCACAGAGAGATGGTGGCGATGATGTCTTAGATCTTAGCCCAGCAGCATCTGCAGAGGCAAGAACTACAAGATCCAGAGACGCAGAAAGAACCAATAACAATTCTGACAGCACTTCAACAGTTGCTGGAAGAGCACCAAAGGGAGAGGGACGACAAACTCCTTAATGTCCAATATGTCCAATATGTGATATATGTATAAAAGGGGGCTTATAATATAATGGTGAGCAATATATCTAAAGCCCATTGGAATTCAGATGGGGAAAATCTTCGTCTTTCAATGCCTTTTAACAAGGTAGACAAAGAGCGTCGTATTGTTTCTGGTTTTGCATCACTTGATAACCTTGACAAGCAAATGGATATAGTTACATCAGAAGCATCAATGAATGCATTTGCAAAGTTTCGTGGGAACATCAGAGAAATGCATCAGCCATTAGCAGTAGGAAAGATGATTAACTTTAAAGAAGATAAGTATTTTGATCCAGAGACAAAGAAGTTCTATAAGGGTGTATTTGTCTCTGCATATGTTTCAAAGGGAGCGCAAGATACTTGGGAAAAGGTTCTTGATGGAACGCTAACTGGTTTTTCTATTGGCGGAAGAATGAACAAGTGGGACGATGGATATGACGAAAAGTCAGACTCACAGATTAGAATTATTAAGGATTATGATTTAGTTGAGTTGAGTCTTGTAGATTCCCCAGCAAATCAATTTGCAAATATTGTTTCAGTTGAAAAGGTTGATGGCGTAGATGTTATCAAGGCAGATTCAACGGTGCTAGAAAATGTTTTTTATGACAAAGAAAATGGAATTGTTATATCATCTGAAAACGATTCAGAAGTTAGCCCCATTACTGGAGAGCAGATGGAAAATATAGGGTTCGTTGAAAAAACGGATGATGAAAAAACAACAATGATAAAATTCTTAGTTGATAGTGCTAAAGGCATTAATACTTCTAAGATTAACAAGGAGGTACAACCTATGACAAAATCAAAAACACAAGTTGAAAAGACAGATGTAGTTGAAGATGTTGTGGTCGCTCCAGAGGCAGATGCCGTGGTTGAAGAAGTTACTGAAGAAGTTACAAAGGCAGAAGAGACAGAAACAGCAGATGTTGTTAAGTCAGAAGAAGCAGTTGTAGAAAATACTGAAAATGCACCAGTTGCAGAAGAAGTTGAAAAGGTAGCAGACACAGACGCAGATGTATCTAAGTCAGATGACGTAGTTGTAGAAGCAATTACTGAAATCAAGAATAATCTAACATCAGCCTTTAGCGATCTATTGTCAACAGTAAAGTCTTTGCAAGCAGAAGTAGAACTTCTTAAGTCTTCAAAGGTAGATGTTGATACAGTAAAGGATTCGTTTGCAGCAGTTGCAAAAGATATTGCAGCAGTATCAAATGAATTTAATGAATTTGGAAAACGAGTAGACGCTGTGGAAGCAGACACCGCATTCCGAAAGTCTGGAGATATCGGCGATATCTTTCAGTCTCAGCCTGAAATGGTTGAAAAATCCCTATGGGGCGGTAGTTTCCTCAAAACAGCCGATCTATTCAAATGAACAAATCACTAGGAGGTGACAATATGTCAGAAGAAATAATCAAAAACCAGCC